GTGGCTGTCATCAGCGTGTGCAACACCAAGGGAGGCGTCGGGAAGACGACGCTCGTCATCTGCCTCGCCGACGCCTTCGCCCGGCAGGGCGGACGCGTCGCGGTGATCGACGCCGATCCCAACGGTCATGTCGCGACGTGGCGCGAGCGGGCAGCGGAGGCGTGCGGGGTCGATGTCATCACAGGCGTCACCGAGAAGACGATCCTCGATCGGGTCGCCGAGGCCGCCAGCCAGTACGGCCTCGTCCTCGTCGATCTGGAGGGCGCGGCCTCGCAGGCGGTCACCTACGCGATCGCCGAGTCGGACCTCGTGCTGATCCCCTCGAAGATTTCGGGCATGGACCTCCAGGAGGTGTTCCGGACCTACGAGGTGGTTCAACGCGCCGAGCGGATGCTGCGCCGCGCGATCCCCGCCCGGATCCTGCTGACGCAGATGCCCTCGCTCCGGAGCAACGTGAGCCAGCACGCCCGGCAGGAAATCCGCGGCGCCGACCTCCCGGTCCTGCGCACTGAGATCCTGCAACGCGCCGCCTACGCCGCGATGCACTTCACCGGGGTGACGCCGGCCCATGCCGACGGCGATCCCAAGGCGCGCGCCGAGATCACCGGCGTCCTTGACGAGGTCCTGGAGATCCTCGCTGCCCAGGCGCAGGCGGCCTGATGAGCAAGCCCCCGTTCCAGCCGGCGCCACGCCCCAAGCCTCGCACCAGCCAGGAAGAGGCCGACCGCCTGGCAAATGCCGCAGGCGACCTCGGGTTCACCCGGGCCTCCACCGCGGCGGATCGCGCTGAAGCGACCGAAGGCCCAAGTGGGCAAATGCCCAAAAGGGCAGTTGCCTCGGCGGAGGTGTCGCTCAAGGTGATGGTCCCCAGGGAGCTCGCCATCATGCTTCGGCAGGAAGCCGCGGTAAAAGGCGTTACAGTGCGATACCTGATCCTCGCCGCCCTGGCGGCACAGGGCTACGACATCGACCTGAGCCGGATTCCGGAGGATGGACGACGGTTACGGTAAGCCGAGGCATGGTAAGGCAGGGACAGGAGGCCCAAACCAACGGAATGGTACCGTCCGAAGTGAGTCGAAGGGCGTCTGGAGCGAGGAGAATGCGGGGTCGGCCGCGCTAGATCGACAATCAAATAGCTTGGTCCAGCGATGAACCTCCTGCGATTCCTCTCAGAAGTTCGAAAGATCCGATCACGGGCAAGTTGATGGAGGCCGCCAGCGAGCGATTTCCCTGAAATCTGGAAAAGTAACACGCCTTTGTGGTGCAAGATTCGACTGGAAAATCGAACCTATATTTTTTCTCGCAGGTAGGTCGTTAGTTTTTATAAATTAAATGGCGAGATGAAGATTTCTCGATCGATTCCTTGATGACTTCAATATATAATTCTGACGAATGATATATATTCGCGCATCTGATTTCGGAGAGACGCCAGTGGAAGCGACAAGAGCAGTTAGCGAGCCGCTGAGACGCATTATCGATCATCACAACGCTTTCAATAAAACAATCAAGCTTCTATTTGGGTCTCTCAACAAAGTGATGTCCGACGGCCTGAAAAATGATATCTCTGTTTCTTTGCCTTACGGTGAAGAGCCATGGGGCGAGCCAAAACGTTGGTCTTCGTCTGCAGATGGACATGCCGCCGCGGAATTACTTGCAGAGTTAGGCATAGTGCGAGCGGCTTCAGCTTTTGAGGACTACCTGAAAGGAATTATATCTGAGCTTGACAGGGCAGGTATTGATTTGGCAGATAGCTCCAAATCCGATCTACTTGAGCGTGTATTTATACGTTTGTCTGTTGCCCCCTCTGATAGGCCATCACTAGATCTTGTTCGATTTTTTGACTGCGCCAGGAACTGTATCGTTCATCAAATGGGTCGCGCGAATGCCGAACTTGTAGGCATCAGCATCAGCGGTGGGCTCGCTGACGCGCTAGCTAGTTCGACTCCGCGCGTGAAGGTAAAGTGGAAGCCCACGATCCCGGTCGTATCGATCGGTACGTCGGTGCTTTGGAGGCCGCGACACGCGATAATGGCCTCAGACGCCTACTACAAGGTTGCAATTGCCATAGATAAGAATTTACTAGCCGTCCTCGGGAACGGCCGCTTTGTAGCCATGGCTGCTTACTGGGCCGTAATGTCACCAGTTCCGATAGTTGAAGCAAAGAGTTCGCTTATCGCGACGCTACGATCAGCCCTAAACAATCGTTATCGCGTCAAAGTTAAAGCTACGGAAATTGGACCTTTACTGAAATCTGTTGACAAGTGGGAGCAAACCAAGCTAGCATTCCAATCAAGAAATCGAGACCGTCCTATCGATTAGACTATATAATAATATTTATGAATTTATAGTTGTTAAGTGTACGTTTGATGGCATGATTAGGAGAGGTTCGGCTTTCTGACGTCAGATTTAATCGAAGCAATAAGCTGAATAGCACTGTATCTTAGGGCTGGAGCAGCTTGTCGATGCGCGCGCGCAACTCGACGTCGTCCCGGTCGAGTTCGGCCAGCTCGTCGCTGATCTCGGCCGCGCGCCGCTCCAGCGCCACCCGGCGCACGGCATCGGCCTTCGCGGTCAGCGTCGTGTTGGCCCCGAACTCGTAGCGGAGGCGCGCTCGCTGCTGCACGATGGACTTGCGCTGCAGTTCCAGGGTGGTGGCAGTCAGGCCGTCGATCTTCTTGCCCGTGGCGACGTCGGACTCGTTGATGCGGTCGACGACGGCGCTGACCTTGGTCTCGACGAAGGCCTGGGAGGCCGGGATCGGCAGGCCGGCCGAGGCATAGGCGGAGAAGATCACGCCCCCGACCCCGAGGGCGGCGGCCACGTTCTTGGCCAACTCGCCGATGGGCTGAAACACGGCAGGGATCATGATCGGCCCCCAAGGCCAGAGGCGCCGGGGATCCGGACGCGGGACAAGGCAGGGAAGCCTGTGAAACTTTCACAGGCTTGGACGGGCCGCGACCGGGTGGGATCGCGGCGCCCCAGACGGTGGGGACCGCCCGCGCGATGGGGTCGCGCGGGCGGGCTCAGGGCTATTTCGCGAGGGCGGCCTGCGCCGGCGCCAGGGTGTTGCCGGCGTTGGCCCCGTCCTCGAGCTTGAGGGTCCGGAAGACGAGTTCGGCGACACCGTTCGGGCCGCCGGCCGCTGCGACCACCGCCTTGGGGGCGGCGTCCACCGCGCGCTGCACCGCCTTGGCGATGACGGCCGAGCCGACCGGGATGGTGAGCACCTGTCCCCTGGCCGCGCCCTCGACGGCGTTGAGGGCGTAGTCGGTGACGGCCCTCGTCATCTGCTCGAGGCGGGCCTGCGTCAGCACCAGGCGCGCCCACGGGGCGACCTGATAGACGGCGCGGCTCACGAGGCCGACGAGGACGGGCAGGAGGATCGCGGAGAGGAGCTGCCCGCCGGAGACGATGTACTCGCCCCACGGGATAGCGACGGCGGTGACGGCCTCGGCCGCGAAGGCATGACTGGAGAGGGCACAGGCGAGCGCCAGCGCCACGATGTAGGTGCGGATCATGGGGAAGCTTTCGTGTCAGGGGGCGCGGCGGACCCGGCCGGGCTCGGGAACTCGGATCAGGCCGTGCGGATCGCCGGCAGGCCTACATCGTTGGCGGAGGCGGTCCCGCCGTCGCCATAGGTGTCGTCGATCCAGCGGAGGAACCGCATCAGGAGGTTCGGCCGGGCGGTGACCGCCGGGGCCACGGGGGCGATGACGGGCGTGACGACGTCGGGGCGCAGCACGGCGGTGACGGCGGCGGCGACCACGATGGGCTTCTGCGCCGTCGTCGCGCGCGGCAGGGCGACGGCGTAGGGCGTCACGAGCTGCTCGGCCTCGGCCTGGCGCCGGGTGACGATGGCGGCGGGGATCCGCCACATCAGGATCGCGTCGCGGGCGCCGGCCGTGTCGCCGGCATTGAGCCGCTTCAGGAAGGTGGAACCGAGGAAGCCGGGGTTCTGGCCGGGCTTGGGGTTCGCGGTGCCGATGCCGATGTTGTAGCAGACACTCACCAGGGCATCGAACACGTGCTGGGGCACCGGCACCTTCAGGCCTCGGTTCACCGCCGCGACGGTGCGGGCGACGGTGACGGCGAACAGCCTGTCGCACTCGGCCGAGGTGATGGTCATGCCGGCGGTGACGGGGCGGCCCTCGACGGTGGTGACGCCGATGCCGATGGTCCAGACGCCCACCGAGTCGCGGTAGGCCTTTAGCCGGCGGCCCTCGCGGGCGATGAGCACGGCTTCGCCGATGGCGCTCAGGTCCATGAGACAACTCCAGTTCACGGTTCAAAAGGGGCGGGCGGGTGCCCGGGGGACGGACGGCGATCAGTCGCCGGCCTTGCGGCTATCCTGGCCAGCCTTGTCGTCGGGCTGCTTCAGGGCGAGCTTGGTCGACGCGCCGCCGCTCTCGGCCGCGCGGAGGGTGTGGGTCGCGCTCTCGATCCGGTAGCTGCCGTTCGTCCCGGGCCGCCACCGCTCGACGATGCAGGTGCCCTCGGCCTTGGCCTTCGGCTCGATCTGGATCTCGACGCTGCCGCCGCCCTTGTCGCGCTCGGCCTGGTTCGCCCGGCCCTGGCCCTTGGCCTTGGCGTCGTCCTTGTCGGCCGCGCGCCCGCGTAGGGTCGCGGTCGGGCCGCTCGCCGTGCCGCCGCCGGGGCGGATGTCGGTCTTCTCCTCGACGAACTTCGCGGTCTTGCGGTCGAAGAAGGTGAGGCGCACGTCGCGGTAGACCGCGCTCGCCTCGTAGGGCTCGATGTCGGCCGAGATCAGGTTGACCCCACCCGTGGCCCGGATCGTCGGCAGCGCCTTGCCCGACGGCGTCAGGCCGGCGCCGCGCTTGGCGATGACGGCCCGCTTGCCCGAGACCTTCAGGGTGGCGCCATTCTCGTTGGCGAGCTGCTGCGCCTGATGGAGGAAGGATCGGCCCTCCGAGGCCCAGAACGCACGCTTGATCCTGGCGAGGTCTGGATCGACCGTCACCGTGAACCCGGCCTTCTTGCCGAGCCCGGTGATGAACGCCTCCAGGGTGGCGTTCTCCTTCGCGAACTGGCGCCCCTCCTTGCCCGGCCCCTCGGTGTCGTGGCCGGTGGCGTTGAGCATCATCAGCCCGCCCTGGCCCTTGGCGGTGGTGCAACGCGGCGCCTTCAGCACCCCGGTGAACACCGTCTCGCCCAGGATGCCGATGGCGATCTCGGCCCCCTTGCGGGGCATGATGATGCGGCCGTCGTCGCGCAGGGTGATCCGGGCGGAGTCACCGTCGTCGCCCGAGCCGTCCGTCACCTCGATCTCGACCACGTAGGGGTTGAACCGGTCGGTCACCGGCTTGCCGTCAATGGTGACGGACCACGGTACGGTCAGGGGCATTGCGGCCTCAATCGAACAGGGAGACGGCCGGGGCCGTCGTCGTGGCTCGCTCGGTGACGGGCGGCAGATCCGGGATCATCACCACCGTGCCGAGGGGGAGTTCGGGACCCAAAGCGGCGAGGCCGGGGTTCATCGCCAGGGTCTGGGTCAGGCGTTCCGAGGTGGCGCCGCGAACCTTGCCGTGCCGCCACAGCAGCAACTCGACGGTGATGCCGACACCGGCCACCTTGATCGTCGTCGCCATGGCAGGGCTATCCGAACAGGCTGATGAGGGTGGAGAGCATGTCGGCGCCGACGCCAGCGCTCGGCTGGCCCACCGGGACCAGCTTCAGCTCGTGCTTAATTTCCTGGCCGATGCCGCCGGTCTGGGGGCCGATGGCGCTGTTCGACTGCTTCACGCTCTCGATGGCGTAGAAGCCGAACACCCGGCCGTCGCCGCGGGTGACGAACACGGGCTGGCCGGTGCGGCACAGGGACTCCGCCAGGGCGAGGCTCGACAGGGCGGCGATGTCGCCCCGGTTGAACGGGTGCAGCGTGCCGCTGAGGTTCAGCGTCTCCTCGCCCTCGCCGGTGAACTGACGGTCCGGCCGGCGGTCGAGGAGATCCTGCTTCGCCCACGAGGCGTTGGTCTCCCGGTCCCACTCCTCGATGTTGAAGGGCCGCCGAGCGATGGTGAGCGGGCCGACCTGGAACAGCATCGCTTACATCCCCGTATCGGTGCGGGTGTTCTGGAGGCGCTGGGCGACGTTGCCGGTGCGGGCGGCGCCGGCCGCCGCAGCCGCGCCCGCCGCGGCGACGGCCGGGCCGACGCGACCGAGATTGCCGAGCAGCACGACCACGGCGGCGTTGGCTGCCGTGATCGAGGCGACGTCGACCGTCGGGGAAACCTTGAGGCCGTCCAGCGCCGACAGCTTGCCCTTGGCATCGTCGGCCGCCGTGCCGAGGGGGGCGAGCCCCGAGCCGTCCCCCTGCGGCGCCACGGTCTTCTGACCGAGCTCGTCCATCCGCTTGCCGATCTCGTGCAGCTTCGCCTCGGCCCCGGCGAGGCTGCCGGCGTCGAGGGTCGGCTTGATCTCGAAGCGGCTCTTCAGCTCCTCGAGGGCGGCGGGATCCAGGGTCGGCTTCACCTCGACGGGCTTCGGGCCCAACACCTCGTCGATGCTGCCGATGGTCGTCGGCATCGAGGCCGGCCGGCGCGGCGGCAGCGGAACGGTCGTCTGCTTCGGCTGCTTCGACAGGTCGAGGGGGAACGCCTCCTGAAAGCCGGCGACGCCGGGGCCGATGGCGCCGGGCTGGCCGCTGATCGGGGCAGTCGGATCGACGCCCATGCGCAGGGGCACCTTGTCGGGCGGGGACAGGGCGTCCCGTTCCGCCTTTAGATCCTGCAGGCGCCGCCGCTCGGCCGCGAGCTGCATCGTCTTCGTCCGGACCGCGCCGTCGATGCGCTCTTGAGAGTACCCCTTGCCCGCCAGGGTCTTGCGCGTTCGGGCAATATCCTCCTCCATCTCCGCGATGCGTTTGACCTGCGCCTCGCGGTCCCGGTCGGCATATTCGACGTTGTTCTGCCGGATGCGCTCCTTGGCGTCCTTCCATGCCCGCCCGAACGCGCCACTCAGCCCGCCCTCCTCGTAGGCCTTGTTGATCCGCTCCATGGCGGTGGCGATGATCTGGAACTCCTCGCCGAGTTGGCCCATGCCCTTGCTCGCGCCGAGGGAATCGCCCGCTCGCGCCGCGCTGGTCTTCAGCTGCTCGAACGCGTTGTTGAGACGATCGACGGCGGCCTGCGAGTCCTTCGTGACCTGGGTCAGGTCGCGCATCACCGAGCCGGCCGAGGTGGATTGCAGGGTGGCCGAGAGCTTCTGCCACTCGCCGCGATAGGTCAGCAGGGCGCGCACGCCGCGGCCGAACTCCTGATCGGCGATGAGGTTCGGCAGCTTCGACAGGTCGCCCTTCGTCGCCTTCTGCGCCGCCTCCTCGAACACCTCGATGAGGTTGCGCCCCTCCTTGCGGCCCTTGGCCATGGCCGCCTCGAGGTTGACGCCCATCTTCTTGAACTTCTTCGCGGTCTCCTCCGACTCCATCTTCTGGAAGATGTTCGTCAGCGAAGTCGCGGCCTCCTCGGTGGTACCGGTGCCCTTGCGGATGGTCTGGAGCATGGCGACGACGTCGGCGAGCCCCTTCTCGGCCTTCATGCCCACGGCCGAAGCGGCCGGGGACAGGCTCGGCAGGTAGCGGGCCATGTCCTTCAGCTCGAACTGCCCGGCCTTGCCGCCCGCCACCATGATGTCGAAGGCGGCCTGCATCTGCTTGCCGGCGATGCCGAAGTTGGTGCTGACCGAGTCGGCGGTTTTGGCGATGTCCTCGACTTCCGATCCGGAGGCGGCGGCGGTGCGGGCGACGGAAGGCAGGAAGGCCAACCCCTCCTTCAGGCTGCGCCCCTGCGCCACGAGGGACTCGAGGCCACCGGTGATCTTGTCGATGGGCGTGGCGGTCTGCTGCGCCAGTTCGAACAGGCTGGCGCCCATGCGGTCGATCTCGGCCCGGCTCGCATCGGCGGTCTGGCCGATCATCGTCAGGCGGCGGTCGAACTTCGCCGCATCCTTGTAGCCCTGGGCGACACCGTAGGCGCCGATGGCCCCGCTGAGCGGTCCGAGGGTCCGGGTCGGCTTGCCCGCGCGGCTCACCCGGTCCGACAGGGACGACGCGGCGGCGCTCGGCGCCAGGCTCCGGCGGGCCACGGGCGCCGGCCGCTCCACCACCGTGTGCTGCTGCTTCAGCGCCCGGGTCTGCTTCTCGATGGCCGCCGTGGTGCGGTCGACGGTGCCCTTCAGCGCCTCCTCGTGGCGGGTGAGGCTGGTGATCGGCACCCCGAACTCGTTGAGGGTCTTGCGGGCCCGGGCGACCGCACGCTCCTGATGCTCCACCGCGCCGGTGGCGACCTTCACCACCCGCTGGGCGGCGGCCTCCTCCTTCGCCAACAGCCGCACCGCCTCACGGGTCTCGGCGATCTCCTTGCCGATGCCGGAGGTCTTCGAGAAGCCCTTGATCCCGTCGAACTGCGCTGCCTTGGCCCGGGCTTCCTCCAGGGCCTGCTTCAGGCGCTGGGCCTCGGCGATGGGGCCGGCCAGCCCGATCTTCGCACTGGCGAGCCCGGACTGGGCGTTCTTCAGCCGCTCGACGGCGACGAGGTTGTCCTTGGCCTGCTTCAGCTGGGCGTTGAGCTTGTCGAGGCCCGGCGCCGCACCGACCTTGCCGAGATCCTTGCCGGCGGCGGCGACACCCTTCAGGGCGCCGGCCATGCCACGGGCGGGGCCCGACACCTCGTCGACGAGGCGTGCCACCAGTTCTGCGGTCCGTCTCGTCATGGCGATCCCATCACTCTACGTGGTGCCAGGTGGCGAGGCGCCGGGCCTCTTCGTGCCACAGCAGTAGGCTCGACCAGCGCTCGCGGGAGAGCGCCGGGATCGGCGTGCTCAGGAAGTGGGCGACGTCGGCGGCAATGCCGCGCCAGTCCCGGAAGTCGGCGCCTCGCCCTCGAAAGGGAGCATGATCGCCGACAGCGCCTCCAACTCGGACGCGGCGATCTTCCGGACGGCCTCCATCGGCCAGCCGGTCTCGGCCGCCAGCATCGCCATGAGCGCCGCCGTGCTCGATTGCGTCTCCGACAGGGCGATCTCGTGCGCGGCGATGCCCCCGAGCGTCGGCTCGGGGATGTCGATGACGGCGAACTGCCGCTTGTCGTCGAGGATGACGGGCTTCTTGAGGGTGATGGTCGGCATGGTCAGATCCCCAGCGCCCGGCGGGTGTCGGCGAACCAGTCCACGCCGCCGGAGATGGCGACGCCCTCGTCGTCGTCGAAGTAGAAGATCTGCTCCCCGTCGAGGGTGAGTTCGTAGTGGGTCACCTCCGCGATGGTGTGATTGCACTTCGCGAGTTCGCCGGGGGTGTTCTCGTCGGGCTCCCAGGCGCTGACCACGCCCTCGATGATGGCGCGGGCGGGTACCACGGCGCCGCGGCGGATGCGGCAGGAGCCGGCGAACACCCACCGGTCGAAGGTGCCGGCGGCGAGGCCGAAGTGCCGGAGGGTGTCGAGGTCGAAGCCGGCGGTGGCGTATTTCGGCTCCAGGGCCTCGAGCTGCGGGAAGGCGAGCTTGATCTTGGCGATGGCCCCGCCGCCGAGGTGCTCGGCCGTGAGCCGGGTCAGGGCCGGCATCGCCATGGTCTGGATGATGCGGCGGCGGGAGGTGTCGGGCTGGTCGGCGCGGCGGACGTCGATCGCCTCGAGGAAGTATGGGTATTGCGCGGCCATGGGGGAATCCTCTGTTGGGGCTGTCGGGGGAAAAGCGATCAGAGGATCGCGCTGGCGTTCACGCGGGCGGCGATGTCCGCCACGAGGTCGTTCACGGCCTGGCGGTAGCGGCGCACGTTGCGCTTCGCGACGCGGAACACCGGGGCCTCCTCGATGCCGAGATCGATGGCGAGTTGACCGTCGCGCACCGGCTCGGGGCTGTTCTGGCTCGCCTTGAACTCGACCTTGTACCCGAGGATGTCGGTGGCGGCCTTGTGGTCGCGCAGGTTGAACTTGAGGGAGTTGACCCAGGCCTCGGCCACGTTGGCGCTGATCTTCGAGCCGAGGAAGTGGCGGGTCAGGCGCATGTGCTCGACGTCGATGTAGTCGGCGCCGCGCACCTGGTGGATCTGCTGCCACAGGCTGCCGTCGGAGGCGCCGTTGTCGGTGCCGATGAAGACGAACCCGCCGTCGGCGATGGCGCCGTCCACGTCGACCTCGCCGCGCACCACGATGGACACCTCGGCGGCGAGGAGCTGCTGGCCCTCGACCGAGCCGTCGCGCAGGTCGAACGCGATGTCGCGGCTGGTGTTGACCAGCCCGTAGATCTGCCGGTTGGCGAAGGGCTCGAACGCCTTGCCGCCGTTCTGGAAGTCGACCCGGTTGATCAGCCCGAGGATGCGCGGGGCCATGGGCCGGGTGACGACCGTGGTGCCGTCGACGTCGAAGACGCGGGCGGCGACGCCCATCGGCATGATCCGGTCGGAGCCGATGGTCGTGCGGGCGGAAATCGCCTTGTCCCGGTCGGTGTCGTCGACGTCGACCACCGCGATGGCGAGCAAAGCCGCCAGGGTCTCGGGCAGGGCCGCGACCACGGGGTTGGCGTCGGAGCCGAGGCGCTGGGCGGTATAGCCTGGGGTGCCGACGAGGCGCGGGGTGGCGTTGATGCGGGACGGCACGCGCTTCAGGGTGGCGAGCCCTGCGATGACGTTGGCCATCGTCTGCTCGAGCTTCGTCGAAGCGACGGACGAGGTGCCTTCCTCGACGCGGATCACGGTGATGTCGGCGGCCTGCCCGCCGGGGGCGATCTGGGCGTTCACGCCGCGCACGGCGTCGGCGAGGTAGCCGGTGCCGAGCTTCGACGTGAAGCTGACGTCCGACGAGGTGAACCGCACGGGCTCGCCCGGCGGGAACTTGGCGGCGTCCGCGCCCGTCGAGGTCGACACGAAGGCGATCTTGGAAAAGTCGACGGGGCCGGTGGGCAGCGGCTCGTCCGCGAACCGCTGGTCGATGGTGCCGAAACGGGGGGCCATGAGGTGTCTCCACGGAGAAAGACCCCACCGGCTTGCGCGGCAGGGAGACGGGTTGGCAGGCGGTGGGGCTGAGTGCGCCGGGATCAGCGCGGCGTGGGGCTCAGGCGGTCGGCCACGCGGCCAGGACGGCGGCCTTGCCGTTCGGCAGGTATCCGGCCGAGGCCAGGGCCTCGAGGGCGGCCGGCGTGGTCGGGTAGTCGCGCTGGACCACGCTCGCCATCTGCATCTTGATCCAGAAGGCGGCGAAGAGCGGGTTGGCGTGGGCGTCGACCAGCATGGCGTCCGTCATGCCGCCGGCGGCCTGGACGAGGGTGATGAACTCGACCTTGCCGAGGATGGCGGGTGCTGGCGGCGGAGGCTTGCGCGCTTCGATCTCTGCCGCCGTCAACGCCCGCTTGCCCCGGACGGCTGCGACGGTCCGGGCCTTCGGGGCGAGCGTCATCACGAGGTCGGTCGGCGCTTCCGTCTCCGGGTCGTACGCCACCTCGTCGAGGGTCGCCGGCCAGAGGTCGAACAGGTCGGCGAGGTCGGCCACCGTGAGGTGCCCGGCCGCGAGTTGATCGGCGAGGCTGGAGAACCGGCGCCCGTCGCTTGCCATGGCGACCTCCGGGAGCGGAGCGGGAGGAAGCGAGACACCGTCGATGATCCGGCAGAACAGGTTTTCGGACATGCGTCAGGCGACCTTCATGTACGGCTTGAGGACGGGACCCGCCAAGCCGGCGAGCAGCGGCGGCAGGTTGGGCAGCGTGGTCTTGGTGAAGTCGAGTTCGAAGCCGCCATTGCCGTTGCCGGGGCCGAGCACGTTGAAGCGCAACAGCATGTCCGCGATGTCCGTCGTAACATCCATCGTCGGCTCGTTGATCTTGAACGTGTAGAGGGGGAACGTCAGGACCGGATCGGTCAGGTCAGGCTTCCCGCTCAGCACGAACGAGTACTTATTGGTTGTCGCCCCGAACATGTTGTAGCCCGCGCCCCAAAACAGGCCCTGAAACAGCCCATAGCTGTAGACGCCGGGAATGATGGCCGTGGTCCAGGTCAGGCCGCGATCGCGCGTGAAGTACGAGCGCCCTGTCGCCCGCAACGTGACGGCCGCCGACTTGCCGTCCTTGTAGCTATGGACGTTCAGGATTGGCAAATTTCCCCACGGGTAATCGGTCTTGGCCTGCATCGAGCCGAAATTGTTGTTCGTGTAGTAGGTGGTGTTGCTTCCGAGCAGGCTGCAGAACCCGGTCCCGTCATCGAACAGAACTAAGCCTGCCCACTCGGTGTAGGAATATCGCTCGGGATGATCCAGGCGCTTACCCGTTCCGGCACCGTTTGCGCTCGTGAACAGGATGGTAGGGTAAGACGTCTGCCCAAACTCGGTGCCGGCCGTCACCCAGCCTCCCAATGAGGGGACGTAGGTCGGGTTGGTCAGGTTCTGTCCGCGAAAGAAGACGCCTGACAGCGCATATTGATACCAGTTCACGCCATCGGTCGTGGCGAAGCACATGTTGCTGTTGAAGAGTAAGAAGTACCCTGCGGCATGCACGAAGCCGTAATGCTGCCCCATGCTATCCCTGACTCTCTGTGCCCCATTTACGTCAACCGGTGTTAGAGCCGTCCACGAGGCGCCGCCGTTGGTGCTCTTTTCGACGTAATTGAAGCCGTTCGAGGCGTACGTGCTGATCCGCAGCATGAACGTCGGTCCGGTCGCGTAAGATCGGGTCCAGGCCGTGCTTGAGACGGTTGCTTCGTCGCGAACCAGCGGGCTGACGGGAAGGCCGTCCTTGTAGGTCACAACGGCGCCGTTGCACTGCGTCCACTCGGGGCCGGGGGCTGCAACGGCGTACTGAATATCACCGAGCTTCGCCGTCGCCGCAGCCGCCTTGCCGAGGATCGGTGTCGACGCACCGCTGAGAAGCCGCGAGCGTGCCATGGCTCAGGTCTCCGTCCGGGTGACGGTGTCGCTTGTGACCTCGATGGCCCCGGCCGCCGAGGCGCGAGCGCGGATCGAACGCCCGTTGGTGAGAGCGACGTTCTCCATGATGCGGGTGTCGTTCGCCGGCACCTTCCATCCGAGGGCGATGCGATAGAGCACCCCGCCCACCACGCGGGCGATGTCGACGGTCACGTCGGCGCCGGTCGTGTTGCAGAAGTAGAGGTTGACCCGTTTCGAGGCCGAGCCGGGATCGGCCACAATCGTCGTCGCGGCATCGGTGAGCGCCGTCGTGGTGAGGATCGCCTCGGCGCAGGCGAGGGTGTTGGTGACGGGCACGGGCTACCCTCCGAAGAAGCGGGCGAAGAAGTCGTGATCCGCGCGGGCGCGCTGCAAGGTCGAAATGTCGGCGGCGTTGGCGCTCACCATGTTGGCGAGGTTCAACGTTGCCGTGGCGTTTGCCGTCAGCCCGGCCTCCAGCTTGCCCAGCGTGTCGTAGGAGGCGGACACGCTGCCCTTGAGCGCCGTGAATTGCGCCGCCACGGACGCCTTGGTGGCGTAAGTCGAGGGGTCGAACGTCGCCGCCCGGTCGGCCGCCGCCCCCGCCTCGGACGCCTTCGTGGTCGCGTTCGCGGCGGCGGCCTCGGCCCCGGCCCTGTTGAGGCCGGTCGAGACGACGTCGGCGGCGGTGCGCTTGGCATAGCCGTCGATGAGATCCCGCGCGGCGAGGGTCGCGTCGCGGGCGGTCTTGCCCTCGGCGAGCCACACCATCTGCGCCAGGGATGAGCCGGCCACCGCCGCGATCGACCAGTCCGTGTGCGCGGCGGCGAGGTTGCCGGCGGTGGCCACCACCCGGACGTCCCACTGCCCGCGCGTCCGGTCGAACCCGGCCGTGCGGACGATGGCGTAGGCGTAGGGATCGGACGTCCGCGAGATCACCGCGAACGGGCCAGGGGTGAACAGCGGTCGGTCGGCCTCGTCGACGATGAGGCTGACGTCGGTGTCGCTGGCCAGCACCACGCTGGTGCCGGACCGGCCGGTGAGCCAGGACAACTGCGTGATCTCGATGAGCCGGTTGCGCAGGCCGGCGATCACGTCCTCGGAGCGCAGGAGCACCCGGTCCTGGACCGTGGCCAGGGCCTGCTCCCACGAGATGACGACGGCCTCCAGGGGGAAGAGGCGATCGTCGAGGCTCTCGAAAATGGGGTTGAGCCTGTCGGCCGTGATGGGGTCGGTCCTGCCCCAGCGGTAGAACCGCTCAAACAGCCTGGGCATCGCTCACCCTGTCCCCCCAGGCGGCGGCGAGCTTGCCCTTCACCTGGACGCGGTTGGCCGGGGAGACCCAGTGGTTGGAGCCCGGCGGGTGCTCGACGGCCTGGGTCAGCTGGATGTCATAGAGGTGCTCCGGCTCGTAGGTTCGGGGAGCGTCGGTCTCGGGGGGCATGACGGTGGTGGTGGCCATGGGGCTGTCCTCAGACGATGGGGATCTCGGTGCTCTCGGTGATGACCGGCGCCGACAGGCGGTTGTCGGTCGAGAAGTCGATCACCGCGACGTAGGAGCTCGTCGCCGCCGCGAGGTCGAACACGGCGGTGCGCTCGATGGAGCCGTCGACCTGGCGCACGTCGGTGATGAGGTCCGGCGTCTCGACGACACCGCCGCGTTTAATCGTCATCGCGCAGGAATGGCGGGCCGGGTCCCAGCCGGGGAACAGCCGCACGGTCTTGCGGATGTGGTTGACCGGCGTCGGCAGGGCGAGCGCCGGGGTGATGTGCCGGCCGGCCAGCGCGAGGCGGGTGGGCCGCACCGTCGAACCCGGCAGGCGGATACCCGGCATCACCGCGTTCGATCCGACGAACCCGGCCTTGAGGCGCAGCACCGACAGGAACGGCGCGGCCAGCGGGTTCGGGCTGAACGCGTCGAACGGGCGCCACTGGTTGTCGACGAACACGCTCCAGGTGAGATCGCACCCCTCGGGCACGATCTGCTGGGTGCGGATGTCCAGCCCCTGGATGCCGCCCGACAGGGTGACGGGCTGCATCTCGGTCTCGACGAGGTTCGCGCCGAACACCATCTGGCGCAGGGAGAACACGAGGTGGACGCCGGGCTGGGCGAAGAACTGACCGCCGTTGAGGCCGTAGGCGTAGGTGCCGCTATGCGGGCTCAGCTCGTCCCCGACCCCGTAGATATACGGGGCCGGGGTGCTGACGAAGAAGGTGTAGTAGCGCCCGCCCTTCAGGAAGAACGGCTCCACCGGCGTCGTCGGATCGTCGGGCCCGGCCGCGTTGGTGAGCTTCACCTGCTCCGGAGTCAGCGTGGTCATGGTGATCACGCTCTCCAGATCGGCCGCGCCGCGATAGGTGCCAGCGATGCCGAAGGTGAGGTTGCCCTGAGACGGCTTGCCGTGGATCCACGGGGTGATGCCGTCGTACCAGGCGTCGTGCTGCTGGAAGAACGTCTCGGTGTGGGCGTAGCCGTTCACCACCTCGGTGGTGAGGTAGCGGCTCCAGTACGGCTCGGTGACCTGATCGACCCAGAGCTTCGACAGGCGGACGATCTTGTAGCCGTCGGAATCGACCTCGCCGGTCTCGTACTGCTGGTACGGGATGCCGTCCTTGGCGAAGATGGTGCGGAAGCCGCCGTTGAGCCGGCCCAGATACGTGCCGGTCTGGTAGAAGCCCGAGCCCGTCGAGACCTCGAAGTCGTTGCCGTAGCGGGCGCGCGCCTGGGACATGGCGAGCTTGACGAAGGTCCGCGCCTCGCTGGCATAGGAGGCGAGGTTGAGTTCGCCGGCCACGCCGCGCACGACGCGGTTCTCGATGGTCTTGTAGGCCGGGATGAGCAGACCGCCCGACGTGATCTTCACGGACGGATCGTAGATGTTCTGCAGGCCGAGCGCCTTCAGGTCCTCGGCCTCGTAGGGCAGGCGCAGGCCTTCCTCGACGCGGGCGGCGTACCCCGTCGCGGTCTTGTCGGTGTAGGTCAGGTCGGTGAAGTCGTCGCCGCGGTAATCGGCATAGTTGGCCGGCAGCTTGAGCTTCTTGTTCAGGATCGCGACGTTCGAGGCGATGTCGAGGAGGAGCTTGCGGCTCGGCTGGTCCGCGAGCTGCGCCGCGAAGGCGCCGAGCTGGGTCTGGACGCCGCTGAGCAGGGGCTCGGCGCCGGCCCGCCAGTCCTCGACCTTGCGGGTGCGGCCGGCGATATCGGACAAATTGTCGAGGACCCGCTCGTCGTTGCGCACGATCCGGACGATGCCGGTGGTGTCCATGAGGATGTAGGCGACGGTGACGGCCACGCCCTCGAACACGGGCTTGGTCGGTGCCACGCTCTCGGCGCCGGGCACGGCCTCGATCCGCACGCTCTGGCGGCGCTCGGTGTTGACCTGCTGCGGCACCCGCACGCCGGTCTCGACATTGGTGACGACGTCGCGCTCCTCGAGGCCGGTGTTCTTCGGATCGGGCGAGATCACCACGGCCACCCAACGGCTCTGCAACTGCGGCTTGATCGCGTTGAGGTCGAGGGGATAGCCGCCGGCATCGGCGCGGAAGTAGCGCGCGCCGCCAAGGTAGAGCCGGCCCTTGGCGACGGTGACGCTGGTCCGGGTGACGCTCGTCACCTCGAAGCCGATGAACTTGCGGCCGGGCTCGATGCCGTCGAGGACGATGGTGTCGTCGCCCTCCTTGATCCAGTCCGACTGATTGATGAGATCGTCGGGCACGACCTCCTGGCGGTCGGCGAACAGCACTTGGCGCAGCATTCACAGGCTCCTGATGATCTGGCCGAGGCGGAAGGAGCCGTCGGCCGGGATGCCGTCGCCGGCGTTGATGGGGCGGTAGGTGACGAGGGAGCGCAGGACCTCGTCGCGCCCGAGCTTGGCCGCGCGCAGGGCCTGGTCGGCCTCGTCGAGGCGGGAGCGGTCGAACCCGCGCGGGGTCATCGGCAGGATGCCGCCGGGGAAGAACCCGCCCGGGCGCTGCCGGCCGGCGTCGATGGTGACGTGCACCGTGAACGGGTCCTGGCGCAGGCGCGACACCCCGAGGATCCAGCCACCCTTGCGCGGCGGGCCCTGGGTCCTGGCGGCGGCCGGGTCGTAGATCCGGACGCTGTCGTAGACGAACTCGGCCGCGTTCGACCGGACCGGGATCATCCGCCCGCGCAGGCCGAGGAGGAAGCCGACCCGGCGGACATGGGGCGCGCGGATGTGCTCCGGGGTGACATCGAGGGGCCGCCCGGGCAGCAGCAGGTCCGGGTCGGACGGGCCGTCGGCGTAGGTGTAGACGCGCGACGCGGCGGTCGAGCGGCGCGGGATGAAGTCCAGCCCAAGGACCATCGGCAGGCAGCTGTTCGGCCCGCGCGCCGGGATCGACACCGTGAACTGCCCGGTGGCGAGTTCGGTCGCCCCGCCCGGCACGCGAAACGGGATCGGCGTCTCGATGCCGTCGCGCACGATCGTGGCGCGCCGACCGGCGAACTCGGACGCCACCGACCGCATCGGCACCATGGGCAGGCAGCCGCCGGGGATGAAGCCGCCCCGGCGGGCATGGGCGTTGCGGAACGGATAGACCCGGATCTCGGGGAAGCGTGCGCGCCAGGCCTGGCGCTCGGCCGGCGTCCAGCGCCGGGTCGGGAACAGGCCCTGCGGCGGCGCCCGGAACGCCACCATCTCGACGTCGACCATGGCGAGCAGCTCGCCGAAAGTCGCCTCGACGCCGCGCCGCCGGGACAGGGCGATCCAGCGGGCGAGGTTGGCCCGTTTCCGCGACACGTTCCAGCGGTCGAGCCACAGCGGCATCCGCAGGGCCCGGGCGAGATGCGGCAGCGCCGCCTCCGGGCAGGTCAGCGGATCCCACAGGGTGGTCAGGATCTCGACGGGGACATCCCACCACGGGGCGATGGCCTCGGAGACCGCGCGCTCCCGGGGCGAGGTGCTGCCCGCGAGGAGCGAGCGGGCGTCAGCCATCGATCATCTCCGGGACGAGGCTGAGGCTCGTGACGTCGACGATGGCCGCGGGGCCGGGATCGATGTCGCCGATCTGGCCGGTGCGGGCGTGGACGTACTCGACACCGCTCACGGTGATCGCGGCCTGCTCGCCGCTGACCGCCAGGGCCTTGCCGATGCGGCGGCGGTCGCGGACGTAGAGCCCGTGCCGGCGCTTGGCCTCGGCGAGGATCACGGCGGGATCGGGCCCCCGGCGCAGGCCGACGCTGTAGGCGCGCGCCACCCGGACGCGGGCGGCGACACGGACGAACACGTCGTCGGTGCCGAGCTTGGTCGCGCGGTTCTGCAGGGCGGCGGTGGCGAGGGCGACCTGGGCCGCCTCTTCCTGTGAGGGAATCGCCGTGGCCGGATCGGGATCGGCATCGCGGCCGAGCAGCACCACGAGGATCTGGCCCCGGCGGACGAGGCCGGAGGTGTAGTTCAGGGCGAGCGCGTCCTCGAGGTGGGGCGCCGCCGTGAGGGCGTGGTACTCGTAGCCGCCGAGCGTCCCCGGAGAGCGGGCCTCGGGCGCGAGGGAGATGCGCAGGGCGAACCGGGCGTCGCCCTCCCAATCCTCCGGGTTGGTGGCGTAGGGGCGGGGCGCGTCGACCAGGGCGAGGCGGCGCAGGCCGATATCGGCGTAGTAGGTCGCCGCGATGTGGTCGAGGGCGGCGCCGTAACCGTAGGACAGCGTCAGCCGACGGCCGGCGTCGTTCAGCGCCTGGAGGGTGAGGGTTTTGCGGTAGGCGAGTTCCTCGGCGAGGATCATCGCCGTGTCGGTGTGCAGGGTCTCGACGTCGTAGGGCACGCCCCGGGCCTTGAACCGGGCCACGATGCCGGCCTTCAGGGTGGCGGCCTCGGCGGCCTCGTCGACCACCACGAGGGAGAACGGCGGCAGGCGCGTGAGGTCGAGCTGCTCGGCGGTGGCCGTCATGCCGCGAACTCCATGGTGGCGAGGACGCCGTCTTTGTTGACGCCGACCCCGACGAAGCGGCTGGCCGGCTCCTCGGTGAGGTCGCCGCGGTGGCCGTTCGGCCGGTAGACCACCTCCATCACGAAGGAGACGGTGCCCTGGCGGATCTCCTCGGCCGAGGGGGCGACAGCCACGCGCACGACCCGCAGGCGCGGCTCCCAGATCGTGATCGACAGGGAGAACACCGCGGTGGCCAGCGCCAGGACGCGCGGCGTGATCCGCCGGCCGAGCAGCCGGCGCATCCCGCCGCCGAAGTGGCGCAGCATCACCCGGTCGCCGATCTCGGTCTCGAAGATCACGTCGACCGACTGCAGCACGTGGGCCCAGCCGGAGATCGGCTTGCCGGTGAAGCGATCGAGGCCGTGCGAGGTCATGGCTCAGTCGCGCCCGATTTTCAGCGCGTCGGCCTCGCCCTCGGTGACCGTGAGGGTGTCGCCCGTGACCGCCGTCTTCACGATGCCGTCGGCCTCGGCGGTCTGGAAACCGTGCATGGCCGGGCCATCGGCCGGGCCGATGGCGGGCAGGCGCGCACGCTCCTCGTCGGTGAGGATCATCGGCTCGCCGGTCACGGCATCGACGGGGTGGCCCTGCGTCTCGCCCGGGACGACCTTCGCGGCCTCCTCGGCGGCAGCGGCCCGGGCAGCGATCTGCGCGGCGCCGGCCTTCTCGGCCTCGACATCGATGAGCCGGCCCATGTCGCGCTCGTACAGCGCCTCGGCCTCGGTGAGGTGGATCGTGTCGCCGATCCTGGTGCCACGCGGGAGTGCTTCGAGGTTGGCGCCTTCGCCAACCCGGTAGAGGGTCTTCGCCATGGGGATGTGCCGATCAGTCGTGGGGTTCGTCGGAATGGGCGGCGACGGACGCGCGCATGGTCGCCAGATCCTCGGGGGCGATGGCGCGCTCGAGGACGGAGCGGATCGCGGGCGGCGCCGCGACGAGGGCGGCCGCCACGGTGGAGACCGCCGCGAGGTTCGGCGCCATGGCCTCGACGGTGGCCAGCGCCGTCGCGCTGGCGTTGGTGATGCCGTTCAGGGTCGCGGTATGGGCCGCGACCTGGGCGATGGTGGTCTCGACCGACAGGGTGCCGGCGGCGACCCCTGCCACCATGGTGGGCACCCACTGCGTGATGCCGGCGAGCGTCGCATCGGCGGTGAGCGGCCCGAGGACGGTGCCGATCCCGAGATGAGCGGGCAGGGTGGCCCCGGCCATGTCGGTGATGCCGGCGTGGCCGACCACGGCGAGTATGCCGTTTGCGGAGAGGAGGCCGTTCCCGGCCGAGGCCAGGCCGGTGACGGCGGCGCCGAGACCGCCCGTCCCGGTCAGCGCCGCGACGAGCCCGGCGCCGCCCTCGCCGAGCGCGCCGGTGAGCTGACCGGCCGCGCCCCCGATGACGCCCTGCAGCTGCCCGGTGAGCGCCGCCGTCGGATTGGTGATGACGGAGCCGAGCCCGCCGCCCATCATCTTCGACATCAGCCCGTCGAGGCCGGCGCCGCCGTCGAGGGACTTCGTCAGCGGCAGGTGCTCGCCGATGACCTGCCGGACCTTCATCAGCGGGTTGCCGTTGAGGAGCTTCAGGACGGTGGGCAGTTCGATGGGCATGGGCTCAACCGCTCGCCAGGATGACCTTGCGCGTCGCCCGGAACAGCGAAGCGTCGGCGACGACCCGCTTCGGATCGACGGTGTGGGTGCTGGCGCCGGCCGACGCGGTGACGGTGTCCTTGCCGGTGACGTGCCCGGCATTCTCGGTCCGGACGGTGTTGCTCTCCGTCGTGGTGGTGACCGAGACCTTGTCGCCGACTTCCTTGCGGGTGCTGTCCCCGGTCCAGGTGGTGCGGACCTTGCCGTAGGTCTCGACGTTCTCGTCGAGCTTTTCCGACGGCTGCGGGTTCTCGTCGGAGAACCCACCCTTCGGGACGATGAAGGCCTGGCGCTGATCGCCGCCGGGGGCGATCACGTGGACGATCTGGCCCTTGGTCAGGGGCCGCCATGTCTTGAAGGCGCCGCCCTGCTCGGGATGGGGAAACCACGCGCTCGGCAGGGGCTTGCCATCGTCGTCGTTGCCGAACTCGACCTGATACCCCTTTTTGCCGTCGACCTCTTTCACGGTGCCGGTGCGCAGCATATTGGCCGCCTGGTGCCGCAGCTCCTCGACCGTGTGCCGCAGCTTCACGAAGGCGTCGAAGAGATCGTCGAAGTCGCTCATGGGCCGGGCCCGACGAGGGTGGTGCGATCCGGGCTGCGGAGGGTGAAGCGTTGCGCCGTCGGCTCGCCGAGTTCGGGAAACAGCGGACCGAGGCCCAGCGCCCGGAGGGAACGGCTCGACAGACCGAGATCGGCCTGGACGCGGCGCCAGTCCGGCAGGGCGTCGCCGACGAGCATGCGCTGGATCAGGGGCGCGTCCCGGGCAAGGCGCGGGTCGGCCTGCATCAGGTCGAGGAGGCGAACCCAAATCGCATCGGGTTCCGCCCCGAACTCGGGCTCGGCGATGGTGTCGGTGGTGAACACGTACTGGCGCGCGGCGAAGCGCGTGCCCTGCTCGGTGTTGGCGCCGCGGCGCACGGTGATCTTCTTCAGGCCATAGGTGATGTCCTGGAGGAGGTCCGACCACGGTCCGCCGACCTGCAGGCAGCGGAAGATCTGCCGGCCGACGACGTTGAGGGTGGTCTCGAGGCCGTCATCCGTGTGCGGGATGTCGAGGCGCAGGGCGGCACCGCCGCCCTCGGCCGCGGGCAGGTCGATGCGGGTCATGCCGCCGATCGCCACCTCGACCACGAAATTGAGTTCGCGCGCGGCATCGAGGAGCTTCCAGCCGGTGGACGTAATCTCCTCGTCGTCGGTGGAGACGACGAGGAAGGGCTGCGGCTCGGGCTTGACCATCTCCTCGATGGGCTGGACGGCGGAGTCGTAGACCCGGTCGCCGGCCAGGGTGCGGCCCACCAGGGCGGCGCCGAGGCAGGTGCGGATGGCGTAGGCGACGAGGCTCATGCGACCGATCCGGTGGTGGCGAGGTGGATCATGACTTCGCCGCCGTCGCGGGCACCGACCCGCACGATGGTGAAGGCGGGCGTGCCGGGCCGGGCGAGGAGCACGATGCGGTCGTTGGCGCCGAGGGCGTAGCCGAGGGAAGCGGCCTGGGCGGGCGAGATCCGCATCGTGATGGCTTCACCGGCGATACGGGTCATCGACTGGAAGCGCGAACCTTCGCGGTTGCCTTCGAGTTCGCCGGTCGTCGGCCTGCGGCGGAAGCGGCCGACGATCTCGCGCACCGGCCGGGCCGGGTCCGGGCCGACCTCGCCCCGCCATTCGCCCCGCGGGAGCTGCGGCTCGATCCGGATGGGCTCGCCGCGGAAGCCGTCGAGGGCGGCGTGCCGGGCCTCGGCGATCTCCGAGGCGAACGTCATCGAGTCGACGCCGGATCCGAGGCGTCGGTCTCGACGTCCCCGGTGCCGTCATCCTCGGCGGTGTCGCCCTCGGCCGCGTCGCCTTCGGCGACCACGTGGGTTCCGGCCTGGAGCGCGGCCTGTGCCTCGTCCCAGCCCATGCCGACGGGCTCGGCGCCCGCCTTGCCCTTCTCGCGCAACAGCATGATGGCCCCCCGTCAGTTCGAGGTGGTGCCGCGCACGAGGAGCGCGGGGCGCTTCACGAGCGGGAGCGGGTTCGACTCGGTGTGGACCTTCATGCCCTTGCCGAACTCCATCGGCTCGAGCGGAGCCACGAAAACCTCGGCGTCGGCCGCGCTGACGGTGGGCGCCTCGTTGACCGCCGGCCAGAAGTCCGGGGGCGCCCAGTAGTTCGTGAAGGTGTCGGTGGTGCCGAGGGGGAAGAACCGCACGTCGCCGGCCGGGATGAACCGCTGCGGCGCCGACTTCGTGCCGTCCTCCTGCAGGTAGGAGGCCGAGCCGCGGTACTCCTCGAAGAAGATGCCGCCGAAGGTGAAGCCCTTGCGGACGTCCTCACGCAGGATCTGCGGCCCGGACTGGTAGTACTTGAACGCCTCCTTCACGCTGGCGTGCGCGGTGAACTTCCGGAACCACTCCGGCGAGCAGAGCGCGTGCACGCTCGTCATGGTCTCGCCGAGGAGGTTGTCCTCCATGTAGGCGGTGACGTCCTGGCACTTGCCGAGCACGTCCGTCGAGCCGGTCCCCAGGGCGAAGTCGATCACCTTCTCGGTGACGCCGAACATCGCGAACAGGTCGAGGAGCACGGTGCCGTCTGAGTCGCGGACGATGCCCTTGAGGGCGCCCATCCGCAGGTTCTCCAACGTGATGGCGTGCTTGCGCCGCATGGTGATGAGCTTCCGGTTGAGGAAGCCCAGCAGGGTCTCCAGGCCGGCCTCGCCGCCGCCGCTCAGGGCCAGCATGTTCTGCACGTCGGTGGACAGCACCGCGTCGTCGTGCGGGATGTGCGGCACGAAGAACGGCACCGGCTTCTGCTTGCCGCGGGTGCCGAACGTGGCCGGGCCGCCACGCGGGCGGGTGGGCAGCAGGCCGAGGACGCCGTTCTCGACGATGACCGTGCCGGTGGTGGTGGGGATCGGCTCGGCCCGGAACAGCCCGAGGGCGTTGATGCGACCATAGTCGTTGTCGACGAGGGTCACGTTGCCGGTGAGGGTGGTCGCCGCGAAGGCGTCCTGATTGAAGATGTCGAGGATGGGCATCGCTCAGGCTCCCTGGCGGACCTTGATGCCGACGGCGGCGAGCTGCGCATTGGCAGCCGCGCGCTTGGTGGCATCGTTGACGGAAGGCCCGTGGATCAGGCCGGCATGGCTCACGACCGCGTCGCAATCGACGACGACGGCCTGGGCGTCGGCACCCGTGGCGTCGACGGGGAATAGCAGGATCGCGACGGAGGTCTGCGAGCCGTCCGAGCCGGCAGCGGCGTTCGGGGTGAACTTGCCCGACGCGGCGAGCTTGCCGAGGACTTGGCCGGTCTTCAGCTTGCCGGCGCCGGCCGCGATGGTGACGGTGCTGCGCGAGCGGAACGACGGCGCCTCGGACTTCAGCCAGTCGGAGGCGACGGGAGCGGTTTCGAGCAGGGCCATGATCAGACTCCCTTCTTCGGGTTGGCCCGCTTGAGCTCACGCTCCATGCTGGCACGGGAGGCGGTGGGATCGACGGGGGCGCCCGCGGTCTTCGCGGCCCCGGCATGGGCGAGGGTCTGGGTGGAGACGTCGCGCGCGGCGTCGGCCGAGGCGCGGGCCTCGAGCAGCTCCTTGCGGATGTCGGCGGTCTTGGCGTCGCGCTCGATGAAGGCGGTGGCCATCTCGGGCTTGCCGGCCAGCGCGCAGAGGTCGGTGACCTCGCGGACATAGGCCAGGGCCTGGGTCCGGCCCTCGGTACGGGCGGCGTCGAGGTCGACGACGGTGGTGGAGGCGGGGCCCTTGCCCGCCGGATCGTTCGCCATGGTTTGCTCCTGGTGGCGGGAAGGGACGGCGCGCGGCGCCGCGGCGGTGGCACGGGCGCGGTTCGTCCACGCATGCCGGTCGGCCAGGGCGACGAGGCGCTCCGGCGGATGCTGGTAGAGGCGGAAGTCGAAGGCGGTCGGCTCGGGCTCGGCGTCCACGACCTCGGGGGTGCCGGCGGCGGCCTCGGCGGCCCGGGTCCGGACGCGGTCGGCGTAGCCGGCGGCGACGGCCTCCTCCGGGGACATCCAGAGTTCGGCGCGCATGTCGGCGCGGGCCTGGTCCGGGGTCTTGCCCGAGCGCTCGGCGTAGATGCCGGACATCGCCGTCGCGAGGGCGGTGAGGGCCTTGATCTGCAGCTCGTGCTCGGCGACCGTCCCGAAGGTGTAGCCCGACGGGTCGTGGATCATCATGATCGCCCCCATGGCCATGACGATCTCGTCGCCGGCCATGGCGATCACCGATGCGGCCGATGCGGCGACCCCCTCGACGATGACGGTCTTCTTCCCCGAATGGGCGCTGAGCGCCGCGTGGATCGCCGCGCCCTCGGTGGCGATGCCGCCGCCGCTGTTGAGGCGGATCACCACGTCCTGGCCGCGCCCGACCTGCGCCAGAGCCAGGACGACGTCGGCGGCGGTGAAGCTCTCGTCCCAGTAGAGGTCGCCGACCGTGCCCGACAGCACGATCTCGTTCCCCGTGACCGTCGCGGGCATGGGTGGTTCCTTGGCTGTGGGCTGCGGTTCAGGCGGCGTCGGCGTTCGGCGCCGGGGCCGGATCCTCGACGATCGTGCCGGGCGGCGGCCGGATGCCGGCCTGGTCGGCGCGGTCCTGGCCCTCCTTGCGGCGGGCATCGACCTCTTCGGGGTCCTCGCCCCGCCGCTCGATGACGTCGTCGCGGGAGGTGACGCCCATCTCGATATCGAGCTGATCGGCCTTGCGGTCTTTGAGCGGATCGACCCAGTCCCACTTCGGCGGCTGCCACTTCACCGTCGAGAGGGCGATGCGCTCGCGGGCGAACCGGACCGGGGTGAGGCCGGGAATGGCGCCGGCGAGCGCCGCCGTCTCGACGAAGCGGGCCCAGATCGGCCGGCACATCTGGTAGACGAGGCACTGGTGCTGGAACTGCGAGACCCGGCGCTTGTGCTGGAGCTCGATCCCGCGCTGGGACGAGAAGTTGCCCTTCGACGGGTCCTCGGTGAGGGCGATGTAGGGGACGCCGCACGCCGCCGCGATGGCGAGGAGGTTGCGGTACATGAAGGCCTCGTACGAGCCGCCGACATCGGCCGGCTCCGAGAACTCGATCTTCTCACCCGCGTTCAGGACCTGCAGGGTGCCGGGCTCGAGATCGGCGAGCGCCGTGTCGACCTCGGCCATCCCGGTGGGGCGGGCGTCGAGGAGGCCGAAGGTGTCGCCCTCGTCGCGCAGGCTGACCGGGGAGGCGTCGCCGATCGCCGCCTTGGTGACGAACCCGGCGAACATCGCCGCGGTGCGCTTCCGGTCGAGTTCGGCGTCGTCGTAGGAGTCGAGCAGGTAGAGCCGGACCATGGCCGGGGTGAGCTGCGACTGGCCCCGGATCTGGCCAGCCTCCAACGGGCGGTAGATGTGCAGGACCTCGGAGGCCGGAACGACGGTGCGCTCCAGGGCGTCGAGGTTCGTGCCGATCTCGGTCTCGCCCGGCCGGCGCTTGAGGAAGTGGTAGGCGACGCGGCGGCCGATCCGGTCGAACTCGATGCCGTGACGGACCTCGTTGCCGACCTGGGAGAGGGTGACCCCGTTCGAGAGCGGCAGCTGCTCGCTCTCGATGAGCTGCAGCTGCAGCGGAACGCTCAGACCGTCCTCGGGGCGGCGCGGCCGGAACCGGATGAAGATCTCGCCGGCCACGAACAGCGACCGGGCCGCGAGGGCCTGGAGGCCGTAGAAGTCGGTGAGGCCGTCGGCATCGCACTCGTCGGTCCAGCGCAGGAACGTGTCCTTCAGCGCGGCCTTCAGGGCCTTGTCCGCCAGCATCGGCGAGGGCGTGATGCCGTCGCCCACCGCCGCCGCCACGAAGGCCTCCGTCGCGGCGGCGGCGTAGGGGTTGTCGCGCACGAGCTGCCGGGCCCGGGCGCGCAGGACCGCGCCGCCGCGGGCCTGGAGCGCGTTGATGGTGGTGCGCTCGGCGGCCCAGCCCTGGAGCCGGCGCGTCGCGCGCGAGGCCTCGTAGCCGAGGCCGGGGGCGAAGAGCGCCGTGGCGCCGCCGCGCTCGGCGCGAGCCTGCGCCCGGGCCGGCCGCTGCGCCTGCGCCCGGGCTTCGCGCTTGGCCTGCTTCTTCCTGCCGGCCACGGGTCAGTAGCCCTTCGATCCGACGACGCGGATGGTGCGGACCCGGGCGGTCCGGGGCACGATGCCGTCCATGGCATCGACCTGGACCTGCAGCTCGTCGCGGGTCCGGCGCATCTCGGCGAGGTTCCACTTCGCCTGCTCGTCCTCCTCGCGCGACTCGATGAGGCCGGTGGCGAGGTGGCGGTCGATCTGCTCGATCCGCAGGGTCTTCTCGGCCCGGATCTCGGCCGGGGTCTTCACGGGATCGGGCATGCTCAGCGTCCCATGTAGGAGGAGCGGCGCACCGCCCGGCCCGGCGGCGGGGGCGGCGGTCGCGCGGGGCCGGCCTCGCCGAGGCGGCGTTCGCGGGCATCGAAGTCGATGGGCGGCAGGCCGAAGCGGGCCGCGAAGGCGTAGACGGTGGCGTCGAGGGCCTCGGCGGCCTCGCCCTTGATCCGCTCGAACTTGCGCACCGGGCGTCCGCCGACCCGGCGGATGACGCGGCGCTCGGAGGTGAGCTGCGAGAACCACGACAGGGGCAGGCTCGACGAGAACCGGACCTGATCGGGGTAGCGGGCGAACTTGGTCAGCAGGATCTGCTTCACCTCGTCGACGCCGACGATCCAGAGCCGGCCCTTGCCGCCGAGCGCGCCGCCCGACACCGTGCCCTTCGAGGCTTCGATGATCGCCCGGCGCCCGTACATGCCCTTGATGGCCAGGACGTTGCGCGACTGGCGCGGCCAGCAGAACCCATAGACCGCCTCCGTGGTACCGCCGTCGCCGGAATCGACGCAGGCGACCTCGATGCCGATCTTGCCGCCGAGCGGATGGGCCCAGCGCTGCAGCAGCAGCTCGTCGAGTTCGCGCCAGACATGGCCCTCGAGGACGTCGCCCCACAGGACGAAGTGACCCAGCGCGTAGGCGACCCCGTCGCGGTCCCAGCCGTAGATCGAGATCTCGAGGCGATCCGGCTGGACGTCGACGCCGGCCGTCAGCAGCAGCACCGCCACGGGGATCCGCAGGATCCGCTTGCCCTCCGGCGCGTCGGGGTCAGGCACCTCGACGTTGAGGCCGAACGCCTCGGCGCGGTCCGCCAGGACGTCGGCGGTGGTGGCATCGACGGTGTCGGACCACGCCTCGCCGAGCAGGGTGTTGCGGAAGGCCCGGAGCCGGTCCGGATCGTCGTGGACCTTGATGTACTCGGCGGCGAGCGCCGCCCAGGACGCGTTGACGTGCGGCGAGATCAGGGCCGACAGGGCGAAGCCGGCATGGCCCTTCACCTCCGGTCGCTTGGCCCGCCAGCGGCCGTTGGCCTCCATCTCGGCCTTGCGCCGCTCGGGGATTAGGACACCGCAACGCGGGCAGGCCCAGGCGGCGGTCTCCGGACGGTGGGCGATCACGACGCCGTTGGCGTCACGATCCTTCTCCCACTCGATGTGCTCCCACTTCGGCTCGGAGAACTCGGTGCACTCGACGCAGCGGAACTCGCGGACCCGCTGATCCGAGGCGTCGTACTCCCGGCAGATCGTCGAGGTGTCGGCATCGGTGGGCGTCGACCCCCGGATGATCTTTCGGTTCGCGAACGACAGGGTCCGCTTGATGGCGAGGTCGAGGGCGTCGCCTTCGTTCGTCACCTCCATCCCGTCTTCCTCGTCGATGAGGAGGATGCGGACGGTGTGGGCGCGCAGATTGCGCGGGGAGCGGGCGGCGACGATCTTGAGCGACCCGCCCGGGAAGCGGCGGTGCCGGATGGTGTTGCGGCCTGTCTCGTCGGCGGCGGTGGCGAGGATGCCGGCGACGGTCGGGCTGGCGTCGAAGATCGGCTCCAGGTCGGAAACGATGTAGTTGCGGCAATCGTCCTCCGTGGGGAGGAGGGTGAGGATCGGGGCCGGCTCGTTGGCGACGTAGCTCGCCGTCGCCCCAGTCAGCAGGGTGGTGTAGCCGACGCGGACGCACTTCTTGACGGTGACGCGCTCGATCTCCGGATCGGTGATCGCATCGGCGATCTCGCGCTGGAACGGCCACAGGCGGATCGGCCCGGGCTTGGCGACCAATCCCTCCGGAAGCCGAAGGTGTTTCTCGATCCACTGCGACAGGGGCAGGCGCGGCGGCGGCCGGAACTTGGCGAGCGCCGCCGCGACGGTGCGGTCAAGAAGATCCATCACCGGCAGCCTGGTCCATCGCGTCGCGCACGATCCGGTCGATGACCGACACCTCGTGCTTGGTCAGGTGGCTCAGCTCCAGGGCGCAGTCGCCGGGGATGGCGAGCATGCGGGCCCGGAGCTTCACGATCTCGTCGGCCCAGCGCCGGCCGGCCGTCTCGGCATCGATGAGCCGGCCTCGCGCCTCGGCATGGGCCTGATCGCGCTGCCAGGTCTGGACGATCTTCTCGGCCGTCCGGGCGTGGTTGAAGGTCAGCGGCTCGCCGTCGGCGATCACCACACCCTCGGCCGACAGGATCTCGCGAAGCCGGGTGGTGGCGAGGTGGGCCTCGACGGTGGCCTGCGTCGTCGCGGCGGCCAGAGCCGCCGGGCGTCCTCCGTTCTCGGCGTTCTCCCCGTTCTCCGGGGCGTGAACGCCCGTGAACGCCTCCGGCTGACGCACGGGATCGGTGTTGGCAGCGAGTGCCTCACGCACCGCCGCCTCGTCGAATTTGCCGTCTTCCCCCTTCGGGATCTGCCCGTTGGCCGCGAGCTTATGCAGGCCCGACTTCGCCCGCCCGAGGCGTCGGGCAAGCTCGCTCAGGCTGACGCGCTCGGCCATTTCGTTCGCCCGTTCACCTAGAAATCCGGACCTGCAGCGAGCCAAAAGCCGGGAGCAACTCTGCCCGCGGCGGGGCTGCGTCCGCCGGAGGACCCATGGTGCGGTGGTGCGGTGCAGCGGAGGGGGCCGCCTCAGAGGCCCGGCATGCCCATCAGGAAGCCGATCTCGTGGCTCACCCGCGCCTCGAGCTCGGCGCCCATGATCTGGTCGAAGGCCGCGGCGGTCGCGCCCTGCAGCATCTCGTCGGGGATGTAGACCCCGGAGTTCTCCAGCCGCACCGTGCCGCGCCAGGCGTGGCCCTGGCTGACGTTGGCGAACACGTGGCCGCCCATCACCGGGCCCTTGCGGTTGGGGAAGTGCCCGCCCTTCGTGAACGTGCCGGAGAACAGCTGGCGCCGCCCGCGCGGCGCGGCCGAGACGCCGGCCTTGGTCTCCTTCGGCTCGAAGAACTTCAGCGAGATGTCGCCGCCGCTCGTCGACAGGGTGTAGGTCAGGCTGCCACCATAGCTGAACTGCTCGTTCGCGGCCGTCGCCTTGCCGACCTTCACGGCCCGCACGATGACCGACCGCTTCAGCCCGGTCTGCACGACGAGGTTGCGGACCACCGCCGTCTTCGCCTTCGCGCCGGTGTGGTTGAGGGCGCGGGCGAGCGCGATGGGCGCCCGGGCGCCGAGCTCGCCCAGCTGGTTCGAGAACCGCTGCAGCAGGCCGTCGCCCGAGAAGGTCAAGCCCGTCATCTCGGCCTCCATCGGGACAGCGAAGCGTCGGTTTTACCTCCGCTAAGGGGATTTAGCGGCGGCCAACCGCAGGGCGGATCGACCCCGATCAGGCCGCCGTCGCGAGCCCCTCGCGAACGAGGATCGCGGCTCGGCCCGTCGCCGCCTCCCACCGTCGAACGGCGGTATCGACATAGGCCGGATCGAGTTCGATCGCGTGGCAGATGCGGCCAAGCTCCTCGGCCGCCATGAGGGTGGTGCCCGAGCCGAGGAACGGGTCATAGACCCTGTCGCCCGCCACCGTGTGGTTCAGGATCGGCCGGCGCATCGCCTCGAGGGGCTTCTGAGTGCCATGCCCGGTCTCCGACCGGCGGTGCGGGATCAGCCACACCGTGGTCTGCTTCCGGTCGCCGGCCCAGCGGGCGGTGCGGCCCTTCCGGACGGCATACCAGCACGGCTCGTGCCGCCAATGGTAGTGGCCCCGGCTGATGATCAGCCGGCCCTTGTCCCAGACGATCTGCGAGCGGGGCAGAAAGCCCGCGACGCGCAGGCTCGTCTCGACCTCGCTGGCGTGAAGGGCCGAGTGCCAGACGTAGGCGACGTCGCCGGGGAACAACGCCCAGGCGGCACGCCAATCGGCGCAATCGTCGTTGGCCACGGCCCCGAGGGCGCGGTTGCTGCCGTTGGGCAGCACCTTGGCGCGCCATCCGGGATCGTAGCTCACCCCGTAGGGCGGGTCGGTCACCATGAGGTGGGGGACGGTGCCGCCGAGCGCGGCATCGACGTCGGCCGGGTCGGTCGCGTCCCCGCACACGAGGCGGTGGGGGCCGAGGAGCCAGACATCCCCGCGCCGGGCGAGTGCCGGCGCGGGGAGCGGGTCCGCACCGGGAGCTGGTGCGGTCGAAGGCGGCCGGTTTTTCACGGCCTCGGAATGGTGTTCGGGCATAACCTGATGCAGGGTGGCCCCGCCCCTCGAGGGGTGGCGGGGTGGCCGACGACGCGGCCGATCTGCGGTCATGCGAGGGCACCAACCTCGCGGTTCGGGGTGTTCCTAGCACCCCGGCTCCCGCCTCTTTTCAGAGCCAGGATAGCGTACTGGACCCTTCGCCCGCTGGCGAGGGGCAATGCATCAGGCCAGCGCCGGCAGCAGCTTCGCCGTGATCGAGCCGAAGAACGGCTTGCCCCACAGCTCGCCCATCTTCACGACGCCGCTCTCCTGCAGGGCGGTGCGCTCGGCCTCGGTCATCGCCAGGAACAGCTCCGGCACGAGCATCGGCATCGTGCCCTTGAAGCTCGCGGCCTTCGCGGCCTTCACCTCGACGTGGCCGAGTTCGGCGAACCGCTCCGTGAAATTGCCGGCCCCGCCTAGTTCGCGCAGGCGCGTCTTCAGGGCGTCGATCTCGTCGTTCTGCGACTGCACCGCCGCGATCTTCTCCAGCAGCTGCCGGGCGAGCTGCGTGCGGGTTTCCGTGGTCATGGGGCGGATCTTCCGAAAGAGGCCGCCCGCGGGCGGCGGGGGTAGGTCAGGGCCGGCCGCCGTGATGGGCGGCCCAGCGCGCGGCCCGCTCGAAGGCCTCGCGGTAGCAATCGACGACGATCTGAGCCGGCCGGCCGGGATGCCGCTCGCGATAATCGAGGGCGGCGCCGAGCATCCGGCTCGCGTACGCCTTGGCGCTCTCCTCCGGCGCCTTCGGCGGGGCGGCGATCATCGGCGGCCTTAGCAATTCACCCGCGTCCAGGTCCGGGGGCAGCGTTCGCACGCAACCTGCTCGCGGACCTGGCCGCCGGTCTTGGCGTACCCGACGGCGCGCCCGCAGGCGCCGCGCACCTGCTCGGGGCAGAGGCAGGGCACCCGGCGGCGCGCCAAGATCTGCTCCCTCGCATCGATCAGCGCGCTGGCCAACTCGGGCCGCTGCACGAAATCGGGTTCGGCCACCGGCTCGGCCGGCGGGCAGATGTCGGTCATAGGAAGCCCTTGCCGGCGTGGTTCTTGAAGGCCTGGGCACGCCGGTCGTACCCCTTCAGGGTGTCGACCTGGGTGTGCCGGGTGACCTGCATGACCTTGAGGAGGTCGGCGCCCGCCTCGAGGGCGGAGGTGACGAAACCGGCCCGCAGGGAGTGTCCGGCGAACAGTGTCGCATCGAGCCCGGCCGCCGCCGCGCGATCTTTGACGATCTGCGCGACGGCCCGGTCCGACAGCGCGTTGCGCCCAACCCGGCCGCCCTTACCGATGGGCCGGAACACGGGGCCGGAGAGGATCGCCGCGCCAGCGAGCCACGCATCCAGGGCCTGGACCGGCTTCAGCTTCGAGCCCGCCGGCACAGGCACCGTGTGGCCTGCGCCCTCCTGATCGGTTTTCGACCGGGCGATGTGGATGACGAGGCCCTCGGGCGACCGGTCGAGGTCAGCCACCTGCAGGGCCACCAGTTCGGAGCGGCGCAGGGCCGCCGCGAACCCGATGAGGAGCAGCGCGCGGTCGCGCTTGCCGATGAGCGTGTCCGGGATCCTCCGGAGCATTGTCTTCAGCGCCTCGGCCGTGGCCGGCGCCTTGCGGGTCACCTTCGTGCCGATGCTGCGCCGGATCCCGCGAACCACCTCCTTGACCAACTCGGCGTTGGTCGGCGGCTCCCGGCCGGCCTTGCGATGCATGAACGCGATGGCCGCCGCGTGCAGATCGACGCTGGAGGCCTTTAGCCCCCGGTCGGCGAGGCCAGCGAGATAGCTTGCCGTGGTCGCTGCCGACGCTGGCAGCGGCTCCTCGCCCATGCCGGCGCACCATTCCCGGAACGCGTCGAACGCTTGGCGGTAGGCCTGCAGGGTTCGGCTGGCCTTGGACACCTCGGCGTAGGCCCGCGCGCTCCCCATCGCCGCCAGGAATGCGGGCGTGGGCTCCCGGGGCTCGTCGACGACCATGTCGGCCGGTGCGACCGGCACCGGCAACTGCGACATGGTCTGGCTTTCAGGAAATTACTGGCGTGGGCGGTTCGCCGCCCCGATCACACCCGGGTGCGGGCACGATCCCGAACAAGCACCACCGGCCGGCATCGGCCGGCCTGCCCGAGGGATTGTACCGTGTGCCCGCCGTGCCCTTCGCGCGGCAGCTCGGTGCCGGTGAGATCCTTGTAGAGACGGCGCAGGCCGGCGCGGACCTCGTCCTGCGCCTCCATGCACTGTTCGGCCGTCAGCCGATGGCTCGGCACGCGGAGCTTGTCGGCGAGGAGGGCGAGCGCGGCCAGGCGCTCCGCCACCGCGCTGTCCGTCACGGCAGGCGTGTCCGACATCGGGAAAGACTTTCGAGGATCATGGGGGCGTGCCGGGGGGGCGGCATGGAGCCGTGCGAGGCCGGCGCGATAGGGGGAAGCAGGGCTCGGCCGCAGACCCGACAGGTGGTCGAGGGTCCGGCCGTGGAGGCGCTTCGAGCGCCCCTGGAAACGACGACGCCCGCAGACGGAAATCTGCGGGCGCACGTTTCGGGACCATGATGTTGTTTCGGATTTCACTGCTGCAGTCAAGTCTCGGGCGGAAGCGCGGCTCGCACCGAAACACGGTCGCGGATCGGCGTGCTGCCCTCCGAGAGGTGCCGGGCGTCCGGGTTCATGTCGATAGCATAGCGGATCTGGTCCACGCCCCAGGCTTCGCCGTGCCCGGGCGGCACCACGATGCCGGCGGCATCAGTCTCCTCGCCCGTGGGTGCGGCCCGTTGGCCGCTGATCCGGCGTTCGCCCGTCGCATCGACTTGCGCCCGCCCCTTGGCTGCCCAGGCCTCGACGAGCGCCGAGAGCGCATCGCGAAAACGGTCGGCATAATAGGCGGTGCCCTGGCGCCCGGCCCGGCCGCGCGCGGCGGCGCATTGCGCGAAGGTCAGGCGCTCGCCCAGGATCTGCCGGAGGAGGCGGGTGTCGAGCGGGCCGAGGGCGCGGGCGATGCGCTCCACGAAGGCGCTCACGCGGCGGGCATCGTCGACGGCGTAGATCATGCGCAGCTCGTTCGCCGTCACCTGATCGACGCGCGAGCCCGCGTTGAAGCCGCCCGAGCCGATCCGGCCCGAGGCCCGCTCGAACACCGCCTGGACGATGCGGCCGAGGCAATATTGCTGCTCGGTGATCCGGTGATGGGCCTTTTCGTACTCCAGGATGTCGACGCGCCGGTTGAGGATCGCGCAGATCTCCTCGCCCGGTGCGGATGGATCCGCGAGGATGACGGGCCGCTCCTCGATCTCCGTGCGCCGCGCCGTCGGCGGGCTCCGGCGCAGGTCGCTCGCCCGGTGGCGGTCGCCGGGCGTCGTCCGCCCCCGGCGGCGGGTGTCCCGTTGGGTGTTCGCCTTGATCCGCTGGGCCACCACCGTGGCGGCCTGCACGATAGCGCCGCGCTCGGCCTCGAACGTCCGGGCGAGGCGGGCCTCCAGAACCGCGTGCTCGGCCTTGGCCGCCTCCTGCTCCACAGCCGCCTCGGCGCGCTGTCGCGTCCGGAGCGCGGCCTGTTCGGCGCGGCGCGCGGCCCGGCGCCAGTCCCGGATCGCCTTGATCTCGAGCTGCGTCAGGCGCGCGATCGCCGCCTCGTGCCGGGCGATGACCTCGGCCGGGGCGCCACGCCCGCGATCCTTCGCAAGCTTCAGCTTCCGCCGCTCCGCAGCAGCCCGGTGCCGCTGGGCGACGGGGGGGAGGGCGGTCTGCGCAGAAGCGGGCTCGGCCACGGTCTCTCCTCTCTGCTGTGCCGCCTGGAAACAAACCGGCAACGGATTCGGGGTCGGATCAAAGTGGCACATTTGTCAATGTGCGATCGGGGATCGCCAGATCGCTCAACCGTCCGTGTCGGGTCTGGTGGATCATGACCAGGAACAGATGCGCGAGCGCGAGATCGACGTGCCGTTGCGCCGAGGTTCTGTTCCACCCGCGCCGCCGGCAGATGTCACGGAACGCGCCCTCGTCCATCTGGGCACGGCACCAGGCCTTCAGTTGCTCACGATGCTCCCGGTCGGGGATCTCCTGTTCGACGAGCCGGCGGATCTTAGTGTCGAGGGGGGAGCGTCCAAGGTCCGGATCGGCGGGTTTGTCCGTCAGTCCGGAAATGACCCAGGCCACGGCCTGCCGATGGCTTAGCCGAGGCGGGTAGAGCGGGGGATCCCGCCCTTCAGGGCGACGCGGCGGGAGAGGCTGGGACATTTTTACGCAAACCGGCGCCGGCCAAATCGTGATCGGGTGGCGGCAGCTTACACGTGGGCAAACTGAGGCGGCAGACTGAGAACGCCAGGGCTTGAGCTGCAAAGCACGTCATCACCATCGACCAGCTCCTGCGCGACATCGGCGTTCCGGCTTGGCGACCACATCTTCCGGCCTGTTGCCGCTTCGTTCCCATTTGCCAGTCCTCGTCCTGACTCACAGACCATATCTTAGGGCGGACGGCTTCAGTGGGGTTGGATCACGGCTTGTATCCGGTAAAGTCGAGACCGATCCGGCTCATCGAGACACCAAGTCGCTGCACAAGGTTTAAGGCGTACTCGTAACGCAATTGGCTGACGACCTCAGCCACGTGCACCTTAACCAGCAACTGAGTCTGATCGGCCTCTACCTGAATGATATTCACGGACCCGGTCGCTGGATCGCGCCTACCCAGATTGTCGGCGAACAGGATGCTCCACTGGGGAGCGGAGGTGTCGTCCGAGACATCATTGAACGAGAACGCCTTGATCTCCTCGTTGATCTCTAGGAACAGTATCCTTGAACTGGAGGCCTTATTAAGCGCCGTCTCCATCGAGTTCACCGGCTGGAGCCGGATGGCCGCGAACGGGATGCGCTCTTGATAAATCCCCTTCCTGAACGCTGAAAGTTGCGATGGGACCATGTCGCAAGCCGGCGACGCACAGACCCAATAATCCTCCTTGAAATAGAAGATATGCCCGGTGGTGAGGTGCCAGCCGTCAGGGTCCTTGCTGCTGACGACTGAATTGTGCTGGCACCGTGCACGGAGCAATTGTGCCTTATTTTTCAGGTCGACATCGAAGTGCGTCAGGCAAATTGCGTCCGCATCCCCTGCCCGCTCGGACTCGACGAGGCGTTCGGCGAAGGCGGCCACGTTCGGCACCACCGAGTTCATTAGCCGCTCCGAATGCCGCGTGATAGTTTCCTTGATAATAGATTTCGTTGCTTCCGGACCGGCCATCAGCATGCCGTGGTACCACCCCGCCAGGGCGTGCTTCTTTCCTAACACCTGCGCCTGCAGAGCGGTCCCGTGCTCGTCGATCTCGTGTTGTAGACGGGCGAGGTACAATCGTGAGGGGTCAGGACGCCACGCATTCAGCGCAGCACTGAGTTCCTTCAGCGGCTCGTCACCGACCTTCTTGCTGGAGAACGCGACGAAGACCGTGTCGGACCGAACCCACTTCACGCCATCGTTGGACCAGGCGATCTGCCTCGGAATCGCGACCCCTTCGCCCTGCCTCGCCGCCTCGGCCGATCTGGAGAGTTGATAGCGGAGCAGGAGCTTACGTGTGTCGAGGTCCCAATCCGCCTCCTCGCACAGCGCTTCAAATTCGTTAAATATCGGGTCTTTTTTCATAAAAAGCGCAATATATGACTTTAAATTCATCTGCCTGTACTTGATATACTGTGTGAAGCTCAGGCATGTATTGAGCCTTTCGTCCAAGTTGCTGATGCGAGTGCGCGTTGCGACGAGAACCTCGTCCACATCGAAGACGTCCTCGTCCGGGAACTCGTAGGGTTCATAGGGCAGCAATGCCAGAATGACGCCTTGGAAGACGGCGTCGAGGTCCTCACTCGTGTGCACGACGACGAGGTTGAAGTGCTCATTCGCCATCAGCTTACGGATGATGTTGATGGCTATCGATCCATCGCCCGTCTTCGCCTTGTCTAACTGGTAATCTAAGACGAGGAGGTCCGACTGGTGAAGATGTTCGGCCTCCTTGATCTCGTCATCTAGGCCAACGTTCTGGCCGTCGTGGATGTCGACAAGCAGGTTCCGTGCACGGAATCCCCGGATGATGCTCCTGACCCGGTCGGCCTGGTTCCGCCATTCCTTCCCCGCAGATTGCCCCCCGGACAGCATCTCTTCGAACGTCGGGTAATCGTCATCGACGATCAAAACCGACCGGATGGGATCTATGAAGGCTTCGTCGACGAACTTCGCGTAGTGGTCAACGTCCATCGAAGACCGCCCCTCTGAACTCAATGGCAAAGTTTGCGCCAGCTAGCGGCATCATCGCGGCGTCGGCGACGTAACGGATACGGTGGCCGCCGGCCGCCAGATTCGACTTGCACAGGTACAGGCCGACGCCGCGCCCCCCCGCAGACTTGCGAGTGAAGAACAATGTGAAGAGGTTCCCAACATCCTCCCTGGGAACGCCCGGGCCGTTGTCGGAGATGACGATCTCGGCGCCAACGACGTCGAGGACGATCCGGCGACCGCCTTCCGCTGCGGTCGAGACCCAGTAGGCCGAGTTGTTGATCAGGTTGATGAACACCGGGACCAGGCGTGACTGCTGATCGAAGACGCGCATCGCCCGGAACGCGTCCGTTGCCTCAAGCGAGATGCCGTTGCGGGACATGACTAGGCGGAAGAAGTCCGACACGTAACCGAAGATCTCTTCCCCGGTGATCCAGCGCTGGATCTTGCGCCCCGCCAGCCTCAGTGGCGTCAGGATGCGGAGCTGGTCGGTCAACCCCTCGAAGCCGAAGGCGATGTCCTTCGCTGCCTGGCTTTCGCGCACCTCGTCCGGCAGCGCGCGCAGCCCGGCCCCTATGATGTCGTCGTAGGCTTGGAGCTCGTGGCCAGCGATCTCGACGGCGATGCCGAGCTGCGCTAACGCGTTGAGTCGGTCGAGCTCGGAACGGAGCTCCACATTCTCGTCCGCGCCGAAAGTGGCGAGGTGCTCTAGGTCGATGCTTTCTGTAAGGTTCTCCAGCGCGGCCACGTACGGCGCGAAGATCTCGGCATTGCCCTCGACGTGGACGTCCCTGAGCGTCTCAAGGGCCTTAGACGTCTCGACGTAACTCACTTCTCCGCGGTCGAACTTGGCCAGGATCGGTTCCGCGTCAACTTGGTAGTCCTTGCTGCGTTCTGTGGCCAGCTTGGTAACGCGTTCAAATTCGGCCCTCTGTAGCGCCTCAATGTTCCTCTTCCATGTCTGAATGCGAGCCTTAACCTGGCCGCTTTGGCGGGCGACCTGCTTGTCGAGGAGTTCGCGCGGGTTCGCGGGGCTGATGCGCTCGACAGCCTCCTCCAAGGAAGAGGCTATGGTATCCAGTTCCGTCTGGACGCCTTGAAAGCCTTGGCGATACGTCAGGTATGCGTTTTCGAGCGGGCCAAGCTCCTTAGGCGCACCGGGGATACGCAGGTCGGCAAGGCGGTCCTTGTAGGTCTCTAGAGCTCGTTGCGTCTCAATTACGTCGCCCTCGTCCCGGATTTCCAGTTGGACGACATAGTTGGTCACCTCCCGCAATAGCGCCGGGACGGCCTTGCCGTTCTCCTTTAGTCGAGACCGGAACTGCTTGCCCTGCCGCTGCCGGAGCTTGGCGCGCTGCTCCGCAGCCTTCCTGTTCTTGTTCCCCGCTTCGATCTCGGGAAGGACCTCCTTCCTGATCGCCGAGTCCGAGCCAAAGAAGCGCCGCGCGCTCACGCGCAACAAGTTCTCCACGATGGACTTGAGCGACTTGGCGGCCTCGTTGTCGAGCAGGCCCTCCCGGCCGGCCTTGTCCTTAAGATTCGGGTTGCCGTCCCGCGTGATGGCGATCCGGCCGAACATCTGGCGGTGGTTCCAGAACTCGCGGCCGGCATGCTTGGAGCGCCGGGATTCAATCTCGAAGAAATCGTTGTCGGTCCGCCCGTAGGGCAGGACGCGCAGGCCGTCGCGGAAGATCATGAAGCCCGCGTACTTGTCGGCCAACTGCTCGTAGCGCTCGAACTCCATCGCCGGAAGCGTGGTCCTGGCCTTGGTGAACTCCATTGACGCGATGTAGAGGAGGAACATTCCCGGCGTGCTGCCGGGCCGCCGGGAGACCTTGATGTCTGCGGGGGGCTCGATCTCCACGGTTTCGGGCAGCACCGAGCCGAACGCCTTGACCGTACCCTTGAAGACCCCGCGGGCATCCACTACGCCGTCGATCATATGCTCCATCCCGTCGAGCATACGGCGGTCGAATTGCTTCTCTGAACCCACGACGTCCCGCGGGCGGTCCTCCTCCCAGGCTCTGACGATGTACGAGAAGGTCGGGCGTTTCGCCAGGACCGTTGGCTTCGAGGGGTCGACGAAAGGGTCGACGAAGCTGGACAGGGTCTCGAAGAACTTTTCTTGGGCCTTCTTCGCCGTGCCGTCCGGCACGGATCGGGGCAGTTGTACAGCGAGGTCGTAGTTGATGCTGCCGACTAGCAGCGCTGTACCCTGATCCGAGGTCCTCTTCGCAACTCCCCAAGCCGCCAGGTGTCTCGGTTCGAAGTTGACTTGCGAGAGGCCGTCCAGGATCGCCTTCGACGGGAGTGTGGCGGGAAGGGGATGACCCGCCTTGATTTCCGCGGCGTGCAGGTCGTCGACGGCCTTCCACGCGGTGGAGATCCTCCCCGCACGGGTCACATCGGCGCCGCCCGTCACATTCGTGCGCAGCAGGTCGGCCATCTCTCGCAACTGCGGGAAGATTTCCTCCGGCGTGTCCGTTTCGACATGCGGGATCGAAAGGTCCGCGAAATTCAGATACGGGTTCTCGAAGAGGCGCCAGTCGAGGAGGGCCGCCACGAGTTTCGCGTTCCGCCGCTTTGAGACCAGCAGGAGGAGTGGGCCGAGGTTGGCGCAGGACAACCGGCCGATCCCCTTCTGCCCAAGTTTGGGCCGTAGTGGCAGGCCGTTGCGGTCCTCTAAAGGCACGGCGGAGCCCGTGGCTTTAGACTCGGTGCCGATGACCAGCCAGCGGTCGACGAACTCGTCCTTGCTCATCCCGTGGCCGTCGTCGAGCAGGGCCGCGACCGGCCGCTCCCCGTCGTAGATCTCCAGCGAGACTTCCTTGGCGTAGGCGTCGTAGCTGTTCTTCCACAGTTCGGAGATGGCCGTGGGCGTGTCGGCGATCTGCTCGCGTCCGAGATGGTCGACGGTCCGGGCCCGGGCCTGGAAGGGGGCGGTTTCGATCATGCCGCGACGCGTTGGTCCCGACGTGCGACCGCCTTTGTTAATCCCGTGGCATTCAGCAGGGCAACGACGTGTCCGATCAAGGCGGTGCCGAGGGTCACCGGGACGGCGTTGCCGATCTGCCGACCCGCCGCCATTAGCCCTCCGTGGAAGACGTAGTCGTCCGGGAAGGTCTGAATGCGCGCGGCTTGGCGTGCCGTGATGCCGTGGTTGAGGGTCGGATGTACGAAACGCCCCTTGGAGGGGTTGATGCAGGCGGTGGTCATCGTAGGTGCCGGCTGGCGGCGGTCGATGCGACCGTAGACGTCGCTGTGGCCGTCATGGCCGCGATGGCAATTCAGCACGCGGCCGGAGTCAACTCGGCTCCCACCGTCTGCGGGCGTCCTCGCGAACGCGGCGACCAAGTCTGCCCTGTGCGTCAGGTGCACGTCGTTGGGGTCCCCTATGGGTGCTTCGGCGAAGACCGCTCTGCAATTCACCCACGGGAGGCGGCCCGCCGGGACGCCGTCCACGGCCGGGCGGGCGTGGGTTGGCTCCGGAGGCCAAGTGAAGCCGTCCCTATCGACCGATCCGTCCAGACCGAGGATGATCACGCGCTTACGCCTCTGCGGCACGCCGAAATCGCGGGCGTCGATGACGACCGGTTCATATAAGTTGTACCCGGCTTCGCGGGCGTGGTCACGCATCGCATCCAGGTGCCGCGCGTGCCTTGGCCAGAGCATGCCCGGCACGTTCTCCATCAGGAAAGCCCGTGGGCGGAACTGCCGCACGAACGCGAAATAAACATTCACGAGCTCGTTCCGCTCGTCACCGACGCCGGAATCGTTCAACCTATGGGTGGAGAAACCCTGGCAAGGAGGGCCGCCTAGTAGGAGATCGCAGACCTCGCCGGGCTCGAACGCTAGGTTCCGGACCTCGGAGGCCCGCATGGCGGCGATGTCGCCTTCTAAGACCACCGGCGGATCGTCACCCCGGCACAGGTTGGCCCTGTATGTCGCGACCGCGGACCTGTCCCGCTCGACTGCCAGCCGAACCCTTAGGCCCGAACGCCGCGCCGCGAGGGAGAGCCCACCGGCCCCGGCGAAGAGGTCGATGCAGTTCATACTCTCCCTGGCCATCCGGTCCGGAACTCCACGCGATGCCGACGAGGCCGCATTCAACCTTGGCATTGTTGTTCCGGAATCTTTAAGAAACAAGTGTCGTCACCCAGAAATTGCACCAGCAGGATAGCAGGCGTGTCTCGCCCGGCCAGCGACATCCGCGGTGCAAGCGCCTGCAGCGGCGGTCCGAAGAGACGCAATGCGGCCAAATAGGCATCAGCGGTTGCGACCGCGCGATGGCGTCATGACGACCGGAGGCGTCGGTCCAACGCAGAGCGGACCATTTCCGACGCCTCTTCTGGCCCGGTATGCTCCCAGATCCTCAGTACGTGCCAACCCGCCGCCGCCAGGGCGTGGTCGGTATCTCGGTCCCGCAGGCGGTTCGTGTCGATCTTGTTCGCCCAGAACGCGGCGTTGGTCTTCGGCAAGCTGCCGTGTGCGGGGCAACCGTGCCAGAAGCAGCCGTCGACGAACACGGCGAGGCGTAGGCGCGTGAAGGCGATGTCGATAGTCCGCCGCGGCTTTCCTGGCACCGGATACGAGATCCTGTATCTAAGGTCGAGCGCGTGAAGGTGGCGGCGTAACGCGATCTCGGGTGCCGTACCTTCGGTGCGGACGCGACGCATGGCCTCCGACTTGGCCATCTGCGGCGCCACCCATCCGTGCCCCCCACGTTTCACCGGTCGACCGACGCCGGGATTTCGGTCGGCGTCATAGGGATGGGCGACGCTGGCGGGATGATGCCCCAAGTTCCCGCGCATCCGAATAGGTTTCCGACTGCGACGAGGCGCAAGGTCCGGGGACTGGCCACGTCACATGACGTCAAGACGGCTCGTCGCTTCTGACGAGCACGTGGAACGGCCGTTAGGCGGCGGCGCATCAGTATGAAAAGTTGGGATCTTTGAGTTGAAGGAGGCGGCAGTCTCGAACTTGCTGGCGCCCGTTCACTTGGTGACAGGTCCTTCCCTACATCAGACTTCACCAAGAAGTCTCCTGCGTTCACGGTCGACCACTTCTCAACGTTGATATCGTAGTCCACGCAGCGGCTCGCCCGACCCAGAGCCCCATCGAACGCCGACCTGGCATCCGCGATCCTGTCGAAGCGACCCCAGGCCGTCGTGTTCGGAGAGCGAAGCAATAAGTCCTCTCCATGCCAGACGTAGTGGAGTTCTTGCTTTTCGGCCTCCTCAATGAACGGCTCATAGGGGGATGGGTCGCCATCCTCCAAGTCATAGTTGATTACGTAGCTGTCCACGGTGCTTCCTGAGCGTCAGCGTTTGAATTTCGGCATATAGGATGCACTCATCGTACATCCATCCGGACACCGCGGCCGGACGACCTTTCGCCCCGTTGACGGTCGAGCTGCGGAACAGTGTCCCGTAATTTCCCTGGGGGGACGACATGGCAGGTCTCGCGGCGCGGTCCGGGCCACGGACCTGCCGACCGGTTCTAACATGGCCCGGCAAGACACGCGGTCTCACCATTGCGGGTACGGTACGGACGGACAGTAAAGGCTGTGAACCTCCCTGCCTTCCTCCAGCTAAATTTCAGGACGTTGTGTCCGCCGGACCGACCATTCTATTTTAATGGTAGGTGTTGGGCTTTAAGCGGCCATCGGAGTGGATTCTCCCGAAGATCCGCTCATGGCGCTAAGCCGTCGTCCGGCGGACGGATGCTGACCGCAGCTTTCCCACCATCAGCAGTCTTTTGCACATTCATGCTGATGGGTTCAAAGTGCCCATCACCGTAGACGCCCCCCACGGCGCATCGCTCAAGCAGCAGCCGGTGGACGCGCACTCGCGAACCACCAACCCATCGCCCGCTCGGCCGCCGACCAGCTGGCGTTGCGCGGCACCCGGCCCTGCGCCCGGTCGAAGGCCTCCCATGCGGCCCAGTCTGGGGTTCCGTCGCGCACGAAGACGCGCGTCGGCGGGGTCGCGCCAGCGGCCGGCGACGACACGACGCGCAGATTCGCGAAGCGCCGCTGCCGCAGCCAGCCCTGCAGGGCCTTGGCCCGGATCGGCTTGCCGCCGACCGCGCCGGCGAGCTGCGCCCGGTAGCGGCCGGCTGCCGCCACGGCGAGCGCCTGATCGGCCGCGTCAAGCCGAGCGAACAGGCGCTCCGCCGCGACCCGGTCGCTGTAGGCGAGCCCGTCCGGCGGATAGGCCGCCCAGAGGCGCTCGAACTGCTCGGCCCCGGCGGCATCGAGGCCCGGCCGTGGCGCCTCGGGCCGATCGGAGGCGAGGCGCACCGGTTCGGCCCCGAGGTGACCTGGAAACTTCGGCGAAGCCTGCCTTCCCCCGGCATCGGGGGGTTGGGGGGAGCTGGAGTCAGAATCGGATTCGGAATCGGAGTCAAACGTAGTGAGGGGGGACTCTCTGCCCCCACCCTCCGGACTCTGCGCCCCCACCCTCCGGGCACGCTGTCCCCCGGGGGGGACTGTCCGCCCCTCCTTGGGCACCACCAGATCGTCCGCCTCCGGGGTCCGCTTCAGCCAGATCTCGTCGGTGGAGCGGGAGCCGTCCTGGCGCGCCCGCTGCGCGCGCCGGATCAGGCGCATCTCCTCGAGCCGCTTCAGGGCGCGGCTGACCGTCTTCCGGTCGCACTCCATCATCGCCGCGAGGGTGCTCTGCCCGTGCAGGACCAGCCCGCGGGCGTCGGCGAGGTCGCCGAGCGTGTGAAGAACGGCCTTCAGCGTGAAGTCGCCGGTCGTCTGGGCTTTGGCCCAGTCCCGCCCCTCCTTGCTCAT